ATTCTACTGGGATTGTTGCCGGGGGTAGTCAACCATTGGTTAATGTTGGGACAGAAGTATTTTCAGGATCTTTTGAGTTTCCTAAAATATATTTGCGCAGCAATACTACGGTAGGTAACTTAAACGACCCAACAGATGCTTATTGGGGTGTTGATACAACTAAAACTGGTGGAAGCACACGTTTTGATACAGCTTATGAAGATGTGGTTCGCGGTTTGCCAGGGCTACGGTCAGCAAACACGCCCACAACCGCAGTTTCATATTCGGCACAAGGAAATGTGGTTATTTATCAAGATGTTTTTACTCTTGAGGATATATCTTACCACACAGCATCGTTGGGAACAACATATTCTGGCGGATCAACGGTGCCGAATGCTTCACAAACTCAAGAAGCTTATTACTTATCAGGGTCTTATAGACAGGGTTATGCAATTGCAGACACAGGGTCCAATACATATAAAGATGTTTTAGATGCTGAATTTAATCAATTTACATCTCCAATGTTTGGAGGGTTTGATGGAACTGATATTAGGCAAACGGATCCGTTTAATAATTATTACTCTACAACTCCTACAATGACAACTTATTCTAAGTATAATTCTATTAGGCAAGCAATGGATTCCTGTGCGGACCCAGATCTTGTTGAATGTAATATTATGGCTGCTCCAGGGGTTGGAACCACGACAGCTGCTCGCGGATTAACTAACCATATGATGGATTTATGTCAGCGAAGAGCAGATGTAATGGCTGTTATCGATATTGAGGATGGTTATTTGCCACCAGCAGATAGAGGTTCATTTGGAACAGATGCTGATAGTGGAAATCGTGGGAAAGCTAAAACGGCAGCAAACACACTCAGAGGCAGACAACTTAATAATAGTTATGCAACTTGTTATTATCCATGGATTCAAGTTAGGGATCCAGATTCTGGTGTTACTTTCTTTGCTCCGCCGTCTGTGGCGGCTATGGGAACCTATGCTTATTCGCAAGCAAAGGCAGAACTTTGGTTTGCTCCAGCTGGTTTCACCAGGGGTGGATTAACCGAAGGTGCTGGAGGGTTGCCGATTGTTGGCGTGACTGAAAGATTAACTTCAAAGGACCGCGACAAACTTTATGAAAATAACATCAATCCAATTGCTTCATTCCCGGCAGAAGGTTTGGTTGTGTTTGGTCAAAAAACCTTGCAATCAACCAGAAGTGCAATGGACAGGGTTAATGTTAGAAGGCTCTTGATTCACGTCAAGAAAGGTATTTCAAGAATTTCTTCTCGATTGCTCTTTGATCCAAGCACTCAAGTTACTTGGGATAGGTTCACGGGACAGGCAAGACCATTCCTTGAGAGCATTAAAACTCGCCTTGGGTTGGAAGATTATAAGATTGTGCTTGATACCACCACAACAACCCCAGATTTGATTGATAGAAATGTGATGTATGCTAAGGTTTTCTTGAAACCAACGCGAGCAATTGAATTTATTGCAATTGATTTCATAATTACAAATACTGGGGCATCATTTGAGGATTAATTCAGCAGAATGACTAGTTATAATAGGAGAAAGAAGAGATGACTTTTTGGCAAGACCCAAATTTAGAACCAAAACGGCAATTTAAATTTATTTTAAGTATACCGGGTGGTTCCAGAACACAAGGAATTAAAGAGTTTTTGGTTAAGAAGGTTAAAAAGCCTGAATGGACAATTGGTGATACACCACATAAGTTTTTAAATCATACTTTTTATTATCCTGGTAAAATTGAATGGTCCGCTATTGATGTAACAATTGTTGATACGGTTGACCCTACAGCAAATGCTAGTCAACAAATTATGCATATCTTGGAAGAGTCGGGCTATGAGCTTCCAACTACTCCCACTATTACACAAGGTTGGGGGACCATTTCAAAAAGAAAAGCAGTTAATGACGCATTGGGTCAAGTAAAGATTAAGACTATTAATTCTGATGGTGAGACTGTTGAGGAATGGGTTCTAAACAATGCTTGGATTACGAAGGTTGGGTTGGGCGAACTTAGTTATGAAGACGAGGGTCTGGTTGATGTTACTTTAACCATGCGCTACGATAATGCTTATATTGATGTTAAGGGCCGAGGCGATGGTAAAATTCCTGTCGCTTCAGGCTAAAAAATCATTCGTTTCTCTGATATAATACATTCAAGAGGTACACATGCCAAGAAATAACCAGGATCGCCTGGACAGTAAACCAAAACGTGAAGATGAATCTTCACCACCAAACGCAGACTCATTATTAAATTTCGTTACTCCCACAGAATTTGTTGAATTGCCAACAAAGGGAAAACTTTATCCTCAAAACCATCCTTTGCACGGTGTGGATACAGTAGAAATTAAATACATGACAGCAAAAGAAACCGATCTTTTGACATCAAAGACACTTCTTAAAAAAGGAGTGGCAATTGACAGAATGTTGCAAAGCATTATTATTGACAAATCGATCAGAGTGCCTGATCTTTTTATCGGTGACAAAAATGCTATTTTGGTGGCAGCCAGAATAAGTGGGTTCGGAGCGTCTTATGATGCCAATATTACATGCAGAAACTGCGGAACAACATCCGAGCAACATTTTAACCTTTCAGAGGTAGAACAAAAAGAAGTTGATGAAGATGTAGAGTTTACCAAAGATGGAACTTTTTTTGTAGACTTACCAAATTCCAATATTCGAGCAGAATGTCGTTTGTTAACAGGAGCTGACGAAGATAAGTTACTGGCAAAGACAGCAAAAAAGAAAAAGTTAAATCTTCAGGAATCATTATTAACAGATCAGTTAAAATCCATCATTGTATCACTTGAGGGTGTTACAGAAAGGGGGCCGGTTGAGAAATTTGTGGACGTTATGCCCGCCATGGACTCCAATCATTTAAGAAAAGAATATAATCGTTTAAAACCCGATATTGATCTCTCTTATTCGTTTGATTGTGATAATTGTGGTGCGAATAATGACGTAGCCATTCCATTCTCAACCAACTTTTTTTGGCCTGAATGAAAAATACAATGAAAATGTATATGAGCAACTCTTTTATTTGAAACATTATGGAGGGTGGAGCTTCATCGAAGCTTACAATCTTCCAATCCAATTGAGAGAATGGTGGCTTCAACGCATTCAAAAACAATTTGATGCCGAAGCCGAGCAAACCAAAAAATCCCAAAAGCGCTGATATGAAACCTCCTTTATGGGGGTTTTTTATTTTGTTGCTCAGACTATTTATATTTAAGTTATGGCAGAAGATGGCATAAAAGAACAACTAACAGGGGCAAAAAAACTTAAGGCTGCGTATAAGGAGGCAGATGAAAAACTCACTGGACTTAGTAAGAAAGCTGGATCCGTGTTCGACGATTTTGGGGGCGCTCTTGATTTTTCTATTAGCGGCATTATTAAATTTGCTTTAAAAATTGATGAAGCGAGAGCTGCAATGTCCAAGGCAACAGGAGGTGCCGAAGATTTGGGCGCAGCAATGTCAGCGTCACGAGAACATATTCAGGGGCTCGCGATTCGATATGAAGAATTGTCAAAACATGTTACAACAGCTTATCAAAATATTGCTATATTCTCAGAAGCTTCCAAAAAATCTCAAGGTATAATGCTTGGCGCGGCGGCGGGTTTGGAGAAACTTGGTATTGATGCTGGAACAACAGCCAAAAATATCAACTCTTTAACTAAAGGCTTGGGTATGACTGGCGAGAGCGCTTCTAAGGTTACAATGGATTTGGCAAAAGTTGCTAAATCTTTGGGAAGTTTCATGACACCAGGAAAGATTGCTCAAGAATTTTCGAAATCTCTTCCGTTGTTGTCTGCATATGGTAAAGGAGCCGTCGCAGAATTTAATAAATTGGCTGGACAAGCAAAAGCAACAGGAATGGAGATGCAAGGGCTTCTTGGTGTTGCGGGAAAGTTTGACACTTTTGAAGATGCAGCCAACACAACCGCGCAATTGAACGCCTTAATGGGAACACAACTAAATAGCGTTGATTTGTTAACAGCATCCGAAGGGGAACGTATTGAGATGCTAAAACAGTCTGTCGAGGCTTCAGGAAAGAACTGGGATTCGATGGATCGTTTTGAAAAGAAAGCATTGGCTGGTGCTGTTGGCATGACAGACCTAAATGAAGCAGGCAAACTATTCGGAACTTCGATGGAAGATATGCAAGAAGCACAAGAAGCCGCAGACCCAGCATTGGTCGCACAAGAAGAATTAAATGCAGCAATGAAAAGGGGCGTTTCACTCCAAGAAGCTTGGGCGGCGAGGCTTGAGGGAATTAAATTTAAATTAGCGAAAGTTATTATGCCTCATGTGATGGACTTTTTTGAATGGATGACAACTGCACCAAAAGGCAAGAATTCTCCTTTGGATAATATGGTAGAACTTTTACAAAAAATTGGAGATTTGGTTGACATACATATCTTAACGCCATTTGGAAAATATTGGGAGAGGATGGGTGAAGGAACAAAAAATACTATCTCAATGATTATGGGGATTGTTTTGGCTCTTGCTCCTGTTTTGGGAATTTTGGGGACAATAGGGGGCGTTTTTGCAGCAATAATAAACTTACCCGTTATTATTGCGGCGGGTCTTGGTGCTGTAATTGCTACTTTTTGGGATGATATAAAAGAATACTGGGCTTATCTAGAGCCATTTATGAAGATAATGACTGATTATATATCTGCTAAATTTGATGAATTAAAACCAAAAGTGATGATGGTGGTTGATTTTATTATCAAAAAGTGGGACGAATTAAAACCAAAGATGAAAGAAATGATTGATTCGGGCCTCAAAAAATGGGATGAATTTGTGCCAAAAATAAAACAAGGTATGGACGATCTTAAAATAATTTTTGAAGAAGCAAAAAAATGGATCTCCAATCCATTTATTATGTTGGAAAATTTGGCAAAAGCTACGTTTAATGAAAACATTATCGGAGGACTTAATAGTGTAATTACGTCTGTGTGGGATTCAATGCCAGATGTTGTTAAGAATTTTATGCCTGAAAAGCCCGCAATTGACGAAATTGAACTAACACCCATTCCAACAAAACATGATGGCGGGGCCTTAATTGGACCAGCAAAAATCAGGAATGACGAATATGTTATTATTCCGCCAGCAAACTCACCACCAGGCGAAGTTTTAACCCCACAACAAGCAGCAAATAATAGTCAACAACCAATTGAGATGGTAATTAATATTGATGGCAGAGAGTTTGTGAGGCAAACAGTGATGCCAACATTAAATAAGCAATTTAATTTGCAAGGGATAGGATAAAATGGCTTTTAAATTTCCAGAAAAAATTGATCCCAATTATAATCCCAATAATAGTCGCACATTTAAAGATGGTGATCCGGGCTCAGACAATCTGGCCAACAACCATTTTCAATTTCTTGAATTTTTTCATTTGCCGTCTTCATATTTTGTTGCCTTCAAAGCTTACTTAACTGCATTTTCGGACGACTATTCATCCAAGTGGAAAGATGAAGAGGTTTATGGACGAATGGACCCCATTTCCACATTTGAAAGAACCGGCAGAAAAATCACTTGTGGATTTAAAGTGGTCGCATCTTCAGTTCAAGAAGCAGAACAAAATATGAGACGAATTTCATTATTGACCCAAATGCTTTATCCCTCATATGAAACAGGAAACGAAGAAACAGACCCTAAAAAAGGACAAACAGTCTCTACAATCAAAGGTTCTCCACTTTTTAAGGTAAAATTCTTAAATTGGATTCAGAACAGTTCTCTAAAACAATCAGTGAGTGCTGAAGACTCAGGATTAATGGGACATCTTAATGGAATTTCTTTTAAACCCAATTTAGATGACGGAACATTTCAAACTGGTTTAGATTTATATCCCAAATATGTTGACCTTACCTTTACATTAACAGTTATTCATGAGCATAATTTGGGGTGGGATGTTTCGGATGCCGTTAGGGGTAAGTTTGATGCTGGACCATCTCTTGGGTTTGACACATTTCCTTATGGAAAAAGCACACATCAACAGAAAAAACCAAAGAAAAACAAAATGTCCTCAAAACAAGAAACTCGTTTTAAAGAAATGGCGTCGGCTTCCAAAAAGCTTATTTCAGGGGGTGGATAATGGTTAGTCGATATGACACAAGAGAGATGTTTACGAACGGCTCCGATAAATACGAAAACTTAATGGAGGAACGCAACACCAGGTCTATTCTTCAGTATAATACTGCTAACTTGAGGCACCCAACCGCAGATGAAATTGCAAACTTAAACACAGTTAATCATGTTTGGAGTGAGGGCGATAGATTTTGGAAGTTAGCATCAAAATATTACAATCAATCTACATTGTGGTGGGTTATTGCATGGTTTAATCGAATGCCAACTGAAGCTCAAGTTGAACAAGGCGATATTGTGGTGATTCCTCTTCCTCTTTCAAAAATTCTTGACTATTTGGATTTGTAATTATGGCTACGAAAAAAGATTTTTTCGCTCCCGAAAGCACCTCGGCTGAAAAGTATGTTTACGTAGATCCTAACGTAGTAGCTCAAACGCGCACAGATGGAACACAAATTAACGAAAAGGGTGAAGTTGTTGGAAACGCTAAAACTGGTAGCATAGTATCAAAAAAAGCAAAAACAAGAAGAAAAAAGAAAGCCAAAAAGAAAGAACCAAAATTAGATATTGAATTCGACGACCAATCTTTCTTATGGGACCACATTGACCTTTTTGGGAATGGAAGGGTGGGAGATAGGTTTGAGAAGAAGGCTCTCAAAGAATCTGGTCTTGTGCGCTTTAACAATGATGCCAACGCCGAGGCAGGAAGATTTTTCTTATACAAAAACTTTCTTCAAATTAAGGACGATCAACCATTAACAACAAAGAACAAGTTATTTGCAATGGGTATCGATGCTCTTAATTCTACAACAAACGCCGAACTGTCTTCTATTGTGCCTTATTTTAAACTTTTTAAAGTGTTACCCCAACAACCAGGGCAAAAGAATAGAAAAAGAATAGAGTTTCCATTTAACAAATATACCACAATGGATTCAATTCTACAAAGTAGAGAAAATCGTGGCACCGATGTTGGTTTAAAGAATGTAAAATGGGAAGACACAGGAGCAAACCCAGGAAATGTGGGGTTAGCTTTCAAAGGGAGTATGACTTTACATTTTCAAAGTTTTGAAGGAATCTTCAAGACCAGAAAAGTAGATGGTGAAGACATAAGATTTGCCGATATTATGCATTTAGAGAGTTTGACTGGTAGGGGAGCCGCAAAAAATAAAGGGAATGCTCTTATAGATCGAGCTGACTCCACCAATGTAAATTGCAATACAGTAACAGAAATTCACATGGAATGTGGATGGACTTTACCACCTGACAAACATTTTAAAAATTCTAAATTTGGTGAGCAATTAAGAAAATTACGAAGAACCTATATTATTACACCAATTGATCAAAATATTAAGGTTACTAATAATGGTGCAGTTGATATGGACGTTACCTTTTGTGCAGGAATTGAAGGAAGAACATTTGGTGCCGCCACAGACTTGTTAGGTATCGATGAAACCAATGATAAAAATTATGGTCAAAATATTGCAAAACTCAAGGCTGATATTAAATCATATAGAGAATCAATAAAAAAATCACGGTCAAAGAAAGCTAATAATGCTGCCAAAGCAGACAAAAAAAACCAATTAGATAAAAAAGAATTGAAACAAATAATTGACGAAAGAAAAGCATTGAAAGAAAAAATTGATTCTGCTAAATCTCAAATCCGTTCTCTCAGATACCAACGCTTATTGAGCATTTTAAGGACTGGTTCAAAAAATAGAATTTTCTATATAGATCTAGATCCTCAATTAATGAGCATTTATACACAACTTCTTCGTGTCGGTGCTCAAGCTTATAATGAGTCTAAAGAAGCAAATAAGAAAGACAAGGTTGATATTAAAGAGAATTTTCAATCGGTTCGATCAGACTTTTTAGCAAACATTCAAAGAAATCCATCATCATTTTTTGATACTGGTAGTGATCCAAGTTTTACAGCGCTTTTAGGTGAAACATCGAGTCAGAAAGAAAATGCTGATGCCACAGATAAAAAAGAGAAGAAAAAAGATAAGGCTTTAACCGATGGAAAGTACCGACTTCATTATATTTACTTGGGGGACATAGTGGAAGCGGTTATGGAAATTATGTATAACAACCCACAAATGAAAGACGGCAAAATTATTAGTAATGACCCTGCGTGTCCGGTTATTAAGACAGAAGTCAGAGTATTGCTTGGTTCTTTTTCATATCTGGACCCAGGTTCTGGTGATGTTAAGAACATGCAATTGTGTGATGTTCCCATATCATTTGATTATTTTAATTCGTGGTGGTATGATAACGTTATTAAGGCCAAAAAAAATAACTATCCCTTAAGGTCATTCTTGAGAGATATGTGTGGCTCATTACTTAATAATGTGATGTCTCCCAAGCGATATGGTGGAATGCCAGGTAAAAGATTGCGGTGTGCCGTCCAGTCAGTATTCACCAAAAAGAGCCACCCCCTTGATCTTGAATGGAAAAACAATAAAGATAAAAAAAAGGAACGTGTTGATATACAAAAGGTGTTCAAAAACATTGACAAAGGTTCTGCCAACCAATATTCACAATGGCTTTATGTATATGTTGCGGGTGGTGAGAGTAGAAACTCTTTTCTTAATGGCAAAATCGATCAGGATTTAACAAGAAATATTCCCCATTATTTTGTTGGTGGAAGCACTGGTGTTATAAAAGATATTAATTTTACCAAAACAAAAATACCAGGCAAGAGAGAATCATTAATTTATCGCAGTGTTAATGATGGACCTGTAACAGATAATTTATTATTTTCAGATCGTTATGACGCTAAGGTTAGGCTATTAGGAAACCCCATATTTAAACCAGGAATGTTAATTTATGTTGATCCACGAGCTATGGGTTTAGGAAGTGCTGATAGCAGCGGTGAAGCATATATGTCAGATTTGGGGATTGGGGGATATTATCGGGTTGTAAGAGTTCATAGCAATTTGGATTCTTCTAAGTTTGAAACAGAATTGGACACTATTTCTGAATATTCTTCAAGAGAAATTATGTCTGCAAAAAGAAAAAGTGGGGCTGCTTAAATTATGGTTGATGAAAGAGATGTTCCAGAACCATTAGGCAATAATCAATTATCTGCTTATGCAATGTTTGAGGAACGCAAATATTATAAGGACGCCATTTATCCCGGAGATTTTATTGCCCCGAAACCTTTTGATTTGTGGTATAATCGCCACCTCTTCGGAAAAGTAAACTTTAATGGAACTGCGGTGTTTGCTCCACGATCATCCGTTAAGCAATTGGAAAACAATGTGTGGGCACAAGACTTTGTGGTGGATGCCTTCAATGATTTTAAAACAGAATTCTTATTCTTAAACAAAAAAGCAGTTGAGGGAACACCCTATGCTCTCTTAACTCCATCGAGAGGGTGGACTTCAGCTGTTGATGTATATGATGAGTATATGGATGAGGTTTATGAATTGTTTGTTAAATATATTGAAGACAATAAAGCAGAAAATGATCTTGTTACATTCGGAGATTTTATGGATGTTTTTTACCAATTTATTAATGATGGATCACCCAATATTCCAGCCACTCTTTCACAATTTATCTTATCTCGTAATTGCCCAGTAACAACGAGTGGTTTAATGATTGATATTTCTACCGACACTCATGGAAATGATAGAGATAAGTTTAATCATTTTCTCAACAACACAAATTTTATTTGTTTTGCAGAATCAGCAGAACGCTTTGGATTTAAGGTTGATAAAAATTTTCCTGGTCGTTTAATTGCTGATATTAATTCACCAGTCATGAATCGACAAGGAGATCCCAATATTCCTCCATCTCAGGGTGGTCAAGGATATATGTTAAGGTATCCAAAAGAACCAAAACTTCCACGAGATTATTATAATGTTGATCCAACGCCGCCCGTGAGGGGAAGCCCCCCTAAACCAGCCGTACAACCATCAATTCCCTTCGAAACAGGTGATAAAATTGTTGTCGCGACTGTGAAGCATTTTCGTCCATCACACAGACCCGGACCCATTAATTATTATATGCTGCGCGATCATACAGAATTAAAAAACAGACACAAAGAGCCTGGTTGGCGACAGAAGCGTACACCTGATGGTTCAAAATGGTATGATAAATTATCAGATATAGTAAAAGCTGAAAAAACAGGTGATATAGTACCCATCTATGGAAAAGTCATTAAGATTAACCCATCCGAAGACGACTATGCAAATTATATTCCGGGAGAATATCATGATTATGGTCATGAAGTTGCACTTATTGAAGTAGATAGCATTTCATTTGGGGTAGGAACTAAACTTATCGGCTCTTCCTTAAAATTTAATGAAGAAACAAATTCTTCTTCTGTTGTTTATAATATGAGAAAAACAGCGTTTCGTTCAACCACACAATCATATGCGTGGCGAGCAATCGGTTCTCCTGAAAATGTGGGGGTGGTGATCAAAACATATATCATCGTCCCTCTTGATGCCATCCACTTAAAGAGCGACAATAATCCGTTTGTTGTAACTCGTTTTAAAAAGCGAGTGGATTACACAGCTCGCACAAAAGAATACCACAAACAATTATTGGCAGCAATGGGAGTTTATAACGCAGAAAAAGAAATATATGATAATCAAACTCTTCCAGAATGGAACAGGTTGCGCACAACTCTGGGCGCGTCTTGGGATTTTTATGACACCGCAAACCCCCTTTCAGTAAGCAATATATTTAATCGCCGTTTCACTAATGCATACCTTTCAGACATTTATGTATTAAAAAATATTTGTATGCAATTTTATTATTCTTATGTAAGAGTAAATCCAACCACTACTCTTACGAAAGTCGTGCCTTGTGGAAATTCATTCCTTTCAAAACGAACAGTAGTTAAAAGGGAGCAGATAACACAAGATTTAATAAATGAAAAATACTCAGAGAAATATTGGTTCAAACAATATATACTTTTTCAAAATGCAGAAGCAGAATCAAAGTTTACTTTTGATACACTGAGAATAATAAGGCGAAGAGCATTAGAAATCTATGATAAAGTTGATCCAACAGCGGCCCTAAAATATATCCGTAAGCAAATGTCGAAGAACCAAAATATATTATCTATTCCCGCAGCAGTTTTCAAAAAAAGATCTTGACTCCCTCTGAAAAACATGCTACGATCTGAATATGTTATTTCAAATAATAGACAACAAACAACAATGTGCGAGTGTCTATACAAACAAAGACATTATATCTGATCCAAATTATAATAAGCTTTCAAAGACTTGGACATATAATTCTGTTCTAAAGGATAAAGATATTGAGTATGCTTCTTTGTACGCACAGGGTAAGAACCTTGATCAATGTTGCCCTGACAGTCTAAAGGAAAAGTGGGAAGAAGTCAAGCAAAAACATTTTGCTTATATTAAATCCTTTGAAGAAGGTAAAGTTAAGTATAATGAATACTGCTTTTATGATCTGGTGCCTTTAGATTTTGTTATTGAATACTTTGATATGAAATCTCAGATTACAGAACATGTTCTCAACACTTACGAGAAGCCACAGAACTATGATTTCTTGGTTGATTTATTAAAGCTTACAGCAGACATCAAAGATAAGCCATTAAGAATAAACCCAGCATCAATCAATGATCAATTACATCATCATCCAGCACGAGCTTTTCATACAAAACTCAGAGCTTGCAATCCTCACGTTGATTATAACATTTTTGGAACCATCACTGGTCGTCTTACAACTAAGAAAGGATCATTTCCCCTGCTCACAATGAATAAAGATTATCGTTCAGTGATCGAATCGAACAATGATTTGTTTGTGGAGTTAGATTTTAATGCAGCAGAGCTTCGTTGTATGCTCGCGCTTAATGATCAGCCACAACCCCACCAAGACATACATGATTGGCATGGGTTTATCCTTAATCATTTATCAGATCACAAAATGGATCGGGACGACATTAAACGTAAGATTTTTGGGTGGCTTTATGGGCCACCAAATGCTTCGCTTGGTATTCCTAAGATTGAGGGTTATTATGACAAGAAAAAGATAATCCAGAAGCATTGGAATGGCGAAGAGATAACAAATTATTTTGGAAGAAAAATCAAAGCAGACGAGTTCCATGCCTTGAATGCAATCCTCCAGAGTACGACATCAGACACTTTCTTAAGGAGAGCCGTCGCAGTAAATAAACTATTAGAGGGCAGAAATAGCTTTACAATGGGCCTAATTCATGATAGTATGGTGATTGACTTTGATCGTAATGATAAAGACATTCTTGAAAATTTAATCAAAGAATTTGGAAACACTGACTTAGGAATTTTTAAAGTTAATGCTAGTCTTGGAACAAATTTTGGAAACATGAGGAGATTCAAATGAAGAAATACAATAAGCTTGTGAGGGATAAAGTCCCTGGTATTCTCAGGCGCAAACTAAAATCATATACAGGACACACAGCAGATGATAAAGAATATGCAAAAGCACTTGCAGCTAAATTGGTCGAAGAAGCTTTAGAATTTCAAGAGACGCCATCAATTGATGAGTTGGCCGACGTTGCCGAGGTTCTCTTCGCAATCTCTCACTTAAATGGGTGGAACAATCCATCAACGTTCTTACCTTCTTGGAGTAAGCTTCAGGAAGCCCAGCACAACAAGCGTAATGCTCGCGGTGCCTTTAATGATAAATATATTCTAGAGGAAGTTGAAGAATAAATGGATACGGTTATTGGTCTTGGAAAAGCAGGCTGTTCTATTGCTGACAAGTTTGCTGAATTTCCTCAATATGAGGCATATAAATTGGACGTTGGACTGGAGCGTACCAAGACCTCCTTCCCATTAAAAGAGCACCAAAAGATCGAAGATTATGAGGAAAAATTGCCCTCACTGAAGACATTCTTCAAGGAGGTCGAGGGTGATGTTCTGTTCGTGGTTGCCGGGGGTGGAAAAGTCTCTTCGGCATCACTGCAAATTCTTCAGTATCTCAAGAAGCATAAGATTAATATGCTTTATATAAAACCAGAACAATCATTATTAAATGATCAACAGACAAAACTTGAGCGAGTGGTTTATAACGTATTTCAAGAGTATGCTCGTTCAGGTGTTTTTGAAAGAATGTATATTGTTTCTAATAGTGAAATTGAACACTTGTTGGGCGGCGTTACTATTAAGAATTACAACGAAAAAATCAACGAAATGATTGTTTCAACCATTCACATGATTAATGTCTATAACAATAACGATTCGCTAGTTAATACGTTCTGTGATATTCCCGTGGGCGCACGTATCACTACTGTTGGAATGGGGGATCTAGAAGAAAATGAAGATAAAATGTTTTTTTCTCTTGACAACGTGTCTGATATAGTGTACTATTACGCATACAATAAAGAGAAACTTGAAACGGATTTCGAATTGATGAGTAAAATTAAGAAAGCAGTCTCGGCAAAAAAAGAAGAGGGTGTAAGAGTAACTTATGGAATATTTGAAACTGATTACGATCAGGATTACGTTTATTGTTTAAATCACTCATCGGTGATACAAAAATAAAAGAATTGGGGGGTCGGGATATTTGCTGACCTCACCTTAAAAAGGAGAAATAAAAAAAATGGCACTAGATATGGCAAAAATGAAGGCAAAACTTCAAGAGTTAGAGAACGGTGGTCGATCCAAATCAGATAATGTTTGGTGGCGGCCGACAGAGGGGGATCAGGAGATCCGCCTCGTTCCAACTGAAGATGGGGATCCATTCAGGGTTTTTCATTTTCATTATAATATGGGTGAAGGTGCGCGTGGTGGCGTTCTTTGTCCTAAGCGGCAGTTCGGAGAACACTGTCCAATTTGTGATTTCGCTTCTAAGTTGTGGCAAGAAGGAACTGATGATAGTAAGAAGATGGCAAAGTCTCTCTTCGTTCGTCAACGTTTCTTCTCTCCCGTAGTTGTGCGTGGTGATGAAGAACCAGGGGTTCGTATATGGGGCTACGGAAAGACCATTTACGAGGCTTTGCTCGGTTACGTTCTGAATCCTGATTATGGAGACATTACGGATGTTGATGGAGGTGTTGATTTTACGCTCAAGTATGAACTTCCTAAGACAAAAGGTGCATTCCCACAAACTAGTCTGGTGCCGAAGCGCAAATCATCTGCGCTTGCGAAGACAAAAGGAGCAGTTAAGGAAATCCTTGAGGGAGTTCCTGATATTGACTCACTTTTTCAACGCAAGTCTCCCGCTGATGTCAAGGCAATTTTGGAGTCCTTCCTGAATCCGAGCGAAGGCCCCATGGTCGATGATGGCGGCGTGAGCAGCGTGGACGAGGCCATCAAGGAATTGTCTGCGTAGCAATTAAAAAACCTGCCAAGGTTTTTTGGAGCCCTGTGCCGTTATTCTACGTCGCAGGGCTTCTTTTTTATTAAAGGAGTTTTTATGGGTACAGAAGGAAAACTATCATCTAAAGATATTTTAAAAATGATCAACAAGAAAGCTGGCAGGACTATTGCTTTCTCAGGAGATCAAGAAAATCCCGCAGACATTAAGGATTGGATCCCAACAGGATCACGCTGGCTCGATTCTATTATTTGTCGTGGACAGTCTGCGGGTATTCCAGTAGGTCGAGTGACAGAAATCGCAGGTCTCGAAAGTTCAGGCAAGTCCTACATGGCAGGCCAAATCGCACACCAAGCACAAGCCAAAGGAATTAAGGTTTTATTTTTTGATTCCGAGGCAACAATGACAAGTGAATTCTTAGAGAAACTTGGTTGTGATATGAAAAGCGAGAATCAAATTCTTATTATTCAACCAGAAGATATTGAACAGGTCT